ACGTTGATTCCACATTAAAGAGATTGCTCGTTTAGGAACACCTATTGAATTATAATACTCCATTTCATCACCAGTTCCATCCCATTTTCCAGAATACTTACCCGTTCTTAAATGTACATATCTCTCACTCTTACTTAATTCTCTCGTATAAACTTGAAATCCATAATGACAAGGAGGAAGAACCATTTGGTCTAATTCTCCTACATTCCAAGCTGAAACCATTAGTCGTCTTGAGTCTGGATTTGTTTTAAGGTCGTTGATTAGGTTTTGGATTTGGTCTATTTGTTTTGTATAAACACCAGGGTCAACTATTTTCTCATCACGGGTTGCATTTCGGCTCCAACTTCTCCATTGCTTACCATAGATTGGTCCTAACTCACCCCACTCCTTAGCAAACTCATCATTAGTTTTAATCAGATGAATGAATTGGTCTTGGTTCCATATCATGTCAGGGTCACCTTCACTTGTAGTCATAAAGTTTTTGAACGCATCACCATCCCAAATATGGCAATCATTATCAACAAGGTATTTGATGTTTGTATCACCTCGTAAAAACCATAGTAATTCTGTCACCATTGTCTTCCAAGCCATTTTCTTGGTTGTAAGTAATGGAAACCCATCACTCATTTTATGACGGATTGTATAACCAAAAATAGATTTGGTTCCTGTACCTGTACGGTCTTTCTTTTCTACACCATAATCTAAAATAGATTTGAGTAGGTCTTGGTATTGTTTATCTAGGTTGTTCATTTAATTCAATCTCCTCTTCGTATTGTCGTTTTAATTCAATATAAGCTAATTCGGCACATTCAACAGTATTTAAGTCAGGGTGTTTTTTTCTACACTCATTTACTTTACCATGCATTTCATTGTACTTACCAATCTCATGAGATAGGTGATACAATTCCTCAATCCATTCTTCGTTTGTCATATTAACCAATTGTCTTTTTTGTCGTTTCTAATAAACCGCATGATTATCGGTCCTGGTATTAAACATAAGAAAAAAATAATAACTTTGTCCACTATTTTTCTCATTCCGCTAAATTTTTATTACTAAATTCTTTTATACCCGTTACTTCATAAAGGACTTCTTTTTCAATATATTTCGGTAATGAATATTTTTCATTAATATCACCAAGTTCAATCTCCATGATGACAATATTTAAACCTTCATATTTGTCAATTTCCAATTTATGACCCTTATGTTTTACAACAGTTCGGGTTTTTTTAATATGAAGTGAATTTGCCAAATCAAGTTGTTGGAACTCCTCAGATGTTAAAGTTGTTTCTTCCTCAGTATTAATACCTTTGGAAATATTTGTTTTTTTGGTTTTAAAAATATGGATTTCACCTGTAGGAATTTCAACTTGATATCTATATCTAAAACCATCGGCATGATACCATTGTTCAATTTGGTATACAGTATTGATTTTGGCGAGACGTGGGAATCTCTTCAATAAAAATTTACGTTCAATTTCCTGAAATGTTATCATATCGTTTATTTTTTTTTTAGTCCATGTCTTTTTCTATTGAACCGTAATTTATTGGTCCATTTAATCCTGATTTAATACAATCTTTCATACCTTCTTCAAGGTCTTCAATTTTTTGTGCCATTGGTCTGTACCATTGGAAATAAGTAAAAATTACCCCAATCCACATGCCGAATACAATATATAGTAGTTCCATAATATGTTACAAAGATAAACAAAAAACCCGAGACTTTTACATCCCGGGTTATTTTTTTTTACTTATTTAATCCAAACATTAGGTTTTGGTTACTTCCGAGAACAGTACTTGGAACATTACCTTCCCATTTTTCAATCCACATTTGTTGAAGCAACAACGGTGTTAAAGTTTGTTGTCTCAATTTGTTAGATTCCGCCTCAGCCCTTGCGTTTGTCAACAAAGCCTGTGCATTACCTTCAGCGGTTGCAATTTTAATTCTTGCTTGTGCTTCAGCGGTTTTAACTTGATTTTCCGCCATAAGTGCCGATTGTACAGCGTTGTTCTTAGCCTCAATCGCTTTCTTAAATGTTTCAGGGTAAACTAAGTTTGATGTAAATTGTTGTAATACAAATCCTTCAGGTGATAATTGTTTTTCCAATACCTGTCGGACTTTGATTTCAAACTCTTGTCTATTAGATATAAGAGCGTCTGCTGTGTAACTATTTGCTACCACACGGAACGCATCAAAGATAGATGTCTTTAAGAAACCTTCTTCAATTCGGTCCAACTCAACACGATATTTTGCAAATATATAAGGAACCTTTTCACGTTTTACTGCGTAGTTTACCATTGGTGAACAATGGAACTCGGAACCGTCTTTAGAGTTTACCACAAAAGATTCATCAACACCGTCTTCAGTTTTTTTATATTCTTTATGTTGAACATAAGTTGGGAATTCAACAATTTTGGTTGAAATCGGGTTATACAATACCCATCCTGTAACCTCAGTTACATCATCAACACCTTTACCATCACCGTAAAGATTTACTTTAACACCTACGTGTCCTGCGTCAATTCGTTCACATCCCGTGAACCCGAAAATCAAAAGTACCAGTACCGATACTCCGATTAGAAGTTTAGTTAGATTGCTCATCTTTATTTTTTGTTTTTGTTTGTTTTATGTAGTTAATAATTCCCATTGCTCCAAGATAAATTGATATTGTTTGGAGTAAAAACAATATAAATGTTAGTACAACACCCACGTTAAATGATACTGTACTAGGAACGTTAGCCATACTCAATGTGTATGACACAAGTTGGTTTGAAAAAAATAGGACAAGACAAGTGATAATCATTTGTAGTCCAAAATCTAATTTATAAAATTTGTTAAACATGTTTTAAATATAGTTTTATTTTTTTAACCAATCAACAAGGTTTTCAATAGGTTCAATAAAAACTCTTCCAATCCAACCATCAATTGAATGATGATATTCAACGTCTTTTTTAAATTCCTCAACAATTGGTGTTAGTGTTTGAATGAATCTATCCATAAAATCATCATCACGAACCCATTTGAAACCAAGAGTTATATTCTTAATATAAGCACCTGCAATAGAATTGATTGTATATCTATTTAAATCATTTATATCATATGAGTGATGTGCACCATTAAGGTTAACAGTTAGCTCATGATATCCTTTATTAATAAATTTATTTTTTATCCAATAAATTTCTAAAATTTCGTGTTTTTCATTTTTAGATGAGTAGTAGATTTTTTTGTTTTTCATGAGTATTTTTCAACCAGAGCCTTTATGGTATCTTCCTCTTCAATTGACAATCTCTGTCTTAATAAAGATAATTTATCAATCATATCATTCCACTCAATTTCTATCAAAGACGGTTTTTGAATTTCATCATTGATACTACTGTTAGGAACTCTTGTAACATGTCCTTCCTCAACCAAAAGGTCGATTAACTCTTTTTTTTCACTTCTTGAGCATTCATCCCAAAATTCATCAACATCAATGTCGATTTCCGTACTAAAATCTGGCATAACTTTATATTTTAATTTTTATTGTTTTTCCTTGTTTAACTCGTTCTTCCATTTCAATATCATCAAGACATTGTTGGTAGGCGGCTTTCAAAGACCGCCCACCCCAATCTAAATTATCAGTCTCAGGACTATTCCAATTGTTTTCATTCCACATAGAATACCATCCACGTGATTTGACCAATGAAACCATTTCTTCACGGGTTACAGTTTCTTCCATTCTGGTTTTATTATGTTCCATATCAATTTATCATAAGGTTTTCCATCCCACATGGCGAACATCACCGCTCTGTATGGTGGATGTCCATGATTCATAACATGTTCTGCGAACTGTTTTTTAGTTGGTTCAATTTCTTTATCACTATATTTTCCATATCTGAAGTAATAGTGTGCCTTTCCACAATCTTCAGATACTCGGTAAAACCCATACTTCAATAAATCCGCATAATCTTTTACTTTCTTATAAAATTCATCAGGTACGTCCTTTAAGAACTCATTGATGTCGCCACCATTAGATAACAATTCCCAAACACCAGTGGTTGATACATTTGTCATTATCTTATGAAGTCGTAGATATTCCTCACCTTTAATTTTCATTCGGTCTCCGTTAGAAAAACGAACAACAAATCCTTCAGAGTTTTGCTCAACTTTACCCTTTAATTCGGAATAATCCCGAACTCCATCGTATTTTTTGACAACGTCAAACCCTTCAAACAACTCATTGTGTGGAAGTTCTTCACCTGTCTCAGTATTGATGATACCTAACAATACCAATCTTTCTTGACCATCATAATTAACAACTATTCTATTTTCAGGGTAGATGATTTCAAACAAATAAGTGAACCCTTCAACTATGATGTCTTGGTAATTGTACTTTTGAGCGAACTCACTCATCCACTTTGATTGGTCTGAAGTAAAAGAACCACGAGTGGCACATATCATTTCACCATTGTACTTGAACATGATTCCCAATGAACCATCCATCTTATCAAATACCTCAAAATCTTGGGTAGGTGTGTGTTTGTTTTCTTCTATGTTGAAGAATTTTTTAAATGGTCTTGCAACTACATTACCTTCAGTACCAGTCACTAAACCACGGCACTGTAAAGTTACTTCATCCCACTTTTCACCGTATTGAACCGCTGGTGTATAATTCCATATGGTTAACGGTAATGTAGGATGTGTCTGTTTATATAACAGTCCATCATTGTGATATTTGTTTAATTTAGGTAACACAATACAAAGATAATAAAATTATCTGATAATATGAAATTTCATGTCATGAATTACTTTCATTCCAATTTTTTTGTGACCTTCAGGGTTCATATGACATAATTCGTCCCAACATCCTGTTCTATCAATTACACGTGTATCAACAACAGTTGCACCTGATATTGAATCCATTAACATTTTTTGAAACTGAGCGTATCTTGGACCATAAGCGGGATTTGATGTCCTTGTACATTTAACAGGGTCAAAACCTGTTAAAACCACACAACGAATGTTATATGTATGACATAAGTCAACAATTTGTTGAATATTAGAAACTGCTCGTTTAGGTGTTATTGATTTTGTGAACATATCGTTGGCACCACCATAAACAAAACAATAATCAATACCCTTATGTAGTGATGTTTTTGCGGTTTCAAGCATCCAACCTGTTGTCTTACCTGAAACTGATAGATTATTCATTCTTAGACCTGTTTTTTTACAAACAACAACTTGCCATCCTGAATTATGATTTGATGTGTGTGAATCACCAATAAAAGTTCCATATTTTCCGTTAATATTAACAACGGTATCTTGAACTTTTGGTATTACAATGATTGTATCATTTGGTAAATTGGGTTTTGAATATAGGGTTGAACTAATACCTATAAAACTTAAAATTATTAGAATAATTAAAAGGATAATTCCTATTATATTTTTTTTCATAACCGCATAATAATAAAAAAACCCAAGATAATCAAATCTTGGGTCTTATTTTTATTTCTTTTTGTAGTTATGTTTGTGACACTCCATCCATTTCTTATATCTTGATTTACCAAGTATATCTAACACCTTATGTAGATACTCCTTTTCACAATCTTTTATTTTACCACACGCAGTTGCTCTATCCAAACTTGTTTTGATTTTTTCTTTTACCTGATTATTTAAATAGGACATTTTACTTTTCCATGTTTTTTCTAAAGTGGTAAGTTTTTCTTTATATTGGGATTCAGTTATTACACCCATTTTTAAATCATAATCTAATTTTGATTTTTCAACCATATACCAATTTACATAATAATTATATTTTTGTGTTTTAGCCCAACCTTCAATTTCTCTATTAATTCTTGCAACAATTATTTTGTTTTGTTTTTGACATTCAACTTTATTTAAATGAGCCTTAGTTAAAAGTTCTTTTTCGGCCTTTGTAACTTCAATACCTTTTACACAAGAATCAATTTTACCAGTTCTTGATGTAACCATTGTAAATGGGTCGTAATCCAAAAATAATGGATAATCCATTATTGTTGCATCAGTTGTTGGTGTTATGTCAGATGTCATTGGGTTATCAAAGATAACGGTACCCATAGAATCTACTACAGCGTTTGGTTCTTCATCTACCAAAAGATTAACTGTTGGGTTTGGTGTTGGTATAGGTTCTTTTTCACAACCCATAAAACCAATCATACCAACTAAAACGAGCGATAATATTATTTTTTTCATGTTTTTTTATTTATAAATAGTTTTTAGTTTTTGTTTTTAGAATTTTTGGAATACGGAATGTTCTTTTACCCAATTTACGCTTTTTTGAATTAGGTTTAGAAATTGTTTTAACTTCATTTTGGTAATTATTTAAAATTTTAGGTGGGTTTATTTGTATTGGTTCTTTTTCACACCCTACTAATAAAATACATGCCAAAATTATTTTATGTAGCTTCATATTATCTTAATAATGTAAAAGTTCCATTATATTGGAAAACCTTATCTTCCAATGAAGTTACAATCATCTTATACACATATACACCATCGGGTGCTGGTTTACCCAAATAGTTTCCATCCCATCCTTTTGAAAGGTCAGTTGTTTCAAACATTTTTTCTCCCCAACGGTTAAAGATTAACATTTCGTATGTTTTATTATTAATAACGAATGGTTTGAATGTATTGTTTTCATTTGGACCTGCATTGTCAGGTGTGAAAGCGTCAGGAACAAACACAATTATGTCAGGCCCAATTAGTACTCTACTAATTGTTGAGTCTTTACATCCTTTATCTGTTGTAACAACTAACTTAATCCAATAAGTTCCCGTATCTTTACCAAATACAATGTTTGAATTCTTAAATGTATCACTACCAATCTTAAATAATTTACCCCAAGTCCAATTGTACTTCATATTAGTCACAAATGGATTCTGACTAACACTTGATGTATTAATAGTTTTAAACTTAGGTAATGCCACCGTTGTTTTGTACAATGGGTCAGTAGTAAACACAACACTTGGTTTTGGATAAACTTCAAATGTTTTTGTTATAGATGTTCCACATATCTTTTCAGGAAAGAACGTGTTATTAACCGCTGTTAATGATGTTCTATAATAACCAAAGTTATTAAAAGTTTTTGACCAACTAAAATTATCTCTTAGTAAGAATGTATCATTTACAACCCACGAATACTCAATTGATTTAATTCCGCGTTTTTCAGTCGGTGTGAATGTTGAAAAATGTGGTTGACATCCATTTGTTGTGGTGAAGTCAGGTTCAGGATAAGGTGTGATTAAAATCTTGACACTGTCAATTACTCTAGCACAAAGTGGTGCGTCCCAAGATTTGAATTTAACCGTAAAGTATCCTCTTGCAGTATCATTATCAGATGGTACGTATTGTTTTTTACCAAAACCTCTTTTGTTACCAATCATTTGACCACCAGGAGGTGTTAGAGTATCATAAAGATTAGTATTAACTACCCATCTGAATTTAACTGCGGAGTCAATGTTTGCAGTGTCTAATTTTAGAGTCCAAGTATCTTTACCACAACTCACAAATGGTGGAACAAACTTAATTTCAGGTTGGTTCATTACTGTTAGTTTTAATATCTCAGTATCTTTACAACCATATTGACTTTCACCAACCATCATAAGTTTGTAAGGATTATTAAAACCTCCGATATATCCTTTAGCCTTCGGTGTTGGTGTAAAAAGTCCCCCATCAGGGTAAGTGATTTTTGTCACACCCCAACTACCATCGGTTATTACATTTTTCAATTCATATGGCCAAGGATATGTTGAACAAAAACCCATACCTATTACTTTCAGGTCAGGTTTATAACTAATAATCACATCAAAACTATCCACTCTTGAACAAGTAACTGAATGGTCAGGAGCTATAAGGTTACTTACAAACTTAATGTTATAATTACCTACACCTATACTAGTTTTGAATATACCTGTTGATATATCTGTAGATACTTTAGGGTCATTTCTATCACCATTCCTATCCTGAATAAAGATGGTACCTTGAGTAGGTTTAACACCATCCACCAAAATGTAATCAAATAAATTAATACTCACACCTGAATTTTCACAATAAAGAGGTATGGTTGTCAATTCAACTTTAGGTTCTGTAATGATATTTACATCAACAGTGTCGGTACTTTGACAACCCGTAATTAAATCTTTAACGGTAAGTTTGAAAGTGTACAAACCTTTGTAATAATCCTGTGAAGGTGCACCAAAGTTAAATCTAATGTTTGGAATTGAGTTCGTAGAAATATTATAAAGTAGTTTAGATGTGTCCACACCATTAGGTGCTCTAACAACTTCCCATAACATGTTCACACCATTTTTGGTTGCTGGTCTTACTCTCAAATTGTCCATCATCATTGACCCAATATCTTGACATACTGTCGCCTTTCTTAATTGGATAATGGGTGTACCATATATTGTTTGTGTTGTTGAATCCATGTTTGAACAACCATTTGTATCGTTAAACTTAACATAAACTTTTGTAGTAAAGTTATTACCTCCTTGTAATTTACTATTATCTACTGATATTGTGTTGAATAGGAACCTTCCGTTAGATGGATTCGTAACAATGTTTCCTATTTTATTTTTGTTTCCGCTCCATATTTCATATGTTCCAAAGTTATGAGGTTTAACCAAGAATGGTTCCATCCATACACTACCATAAGAATAACATTGAGGTTTCAATGGTTTTGGGTCCCAACCAATTTTTGGTAATGGTTTAACCCTTACAAAAATTGTATCCATATCTTCACAAGTGTGCCCGTTTTGAGTCAACACCGTCTTCAATGTAAACATATAAGTTAACTTTGTAATATCAGATTTTAACTTATAGGTTGATAAATTCCCTAATCCACCCCAAGTATATGTAGGAGTCAATGATGTTGGTTTATGATTGGCAGTCAAGGTGAATGTATCTTTATCACATATTGATTGGTTAGGTCCAGCATTAGATATGACAGTATCATTCACAACAAGTATTGCCGTGTCATACTTCACACACTGATATGTCGTATCAGTAATTCTAACCCAATAACTACCTTTTAGGTTTGTTGTCATGTAACGAGTTGTATCACCCGTACTCCACAAGTATTTTACCGTGTCATTGTTTTGACCATCAAATGTATTAGTTTCATAGGTACAGATAACCTTATCTGAACCCAAAGTAATAACAGGTAGTGGTTTAACAAATGTTAATGTGGTATCACGGAACTTACAACCATCACCATCAGTTACTTCCAACATCAATGTTGAATCGGATTTGAAGTTTTTAATCGTTGTGAAATCGGTGGTATCACCATTATTCCATTTGTATTTCAAAGTAGGTTTACCAGCAATTACTTTAGCCTTCAATGTAAATGTAGTTTCTTTACAAGCAAAACTATCAGCATCTGCCAATACAACTTTTGGTGGTTGGGTTAAATAAACGGTATCACTATAAATCGTAACACATGATTGGGCACTTGTTAATTTATGAATGATAATATACTTACCTTCATAATAGTAATTCATGGTATCGGTTTTCTTTGAAGAGTAAAATAACTCGTTCGCCAAAGTATCTCTAACACTCCATGAATAACTTGTTGCGGCATATAACTCATACGCTTCCATGGCGAACCTTCCACATTTTAATTGGGTATATCTACGTTTTGATGTAGGTTTTGGATTTACCTTAATCTTAAATGAACGAATTGATGTTGCTGGTGGTTCACAGTGTTCGTCACTAACGGTAACTGTAAATGAATATGATATATCAGAAGCCGAACCAATTGGCGGTGTCCATTCAAAGTTTGCGTAAGACTTTCTTTTTTCTGGCCAATCACTCTTATTCGCCAATGTAAACTTCGCGCCAGGAATACCGTTGTTCCATTTCATTGTTGTTGTATCAGGAGTTGTCTGATATGGTGTAAAAGTTTCATCATCAGATTCAACCTTAAACTTCAAAGTTTCACCCTCACATACTTTGTAAGTAAACTTGGGACCCAAAGTCGGTGCTTTGTTATATCCACAATCATCCCTAACCCATACCTGCATGTCACGTCTTGTTCTACCAATTACACGCCATACACCAGACGTGTCTTTTCTCCATTCAGTTTGTTCAACACATATAACCGCAGATTCATCACATTTGGTTGGTGTTGTAATAATATCACCATTTGTTGTATCAAAATAAAAACCTCTTGGTGGGTTTGTTTTTGGGTTTGGTGTACAGTTAATTGTCGTTGGTGGTACACAATACGGTGTCATAGGCACTCTAGCAGTAAATGGTGATGAATATGAAACTGAACTGTTAGGAATACCCTGAAGCCCATTTACTAACTTATATGAAATTGAATCATAATCTATTGTGTCAGTCGCACCATTATTGTAATACCAAGGTTGATTACAACATAAAAAGGCAATAGGTGGGTTAGATAATTGTGGTGAACTGTTACACTTGTTCTTCATTTTTTGAAGGTTACAAATGTTAACCATTGCCGTGGCGTAAAAGTTTTGATTTGACTGTCCTGTTGTAATACCACCATTTCTACAGCACTCATTCACATAAAATGTAACCTCACAACATGTTGATTTATTTACAAAATTGTTTAATGGTGACGTATTAAAATCAATCGTGGCTTCAAATGTGTGTTCTTCAACACCTTTATTCGCAAAGGCGGAATTTGCGGTACCACATGGATTACTACTTGTTGAACATCTTGTTGTTACGTCTTTAATTGAAACCCTTGATAGTCCACTTAATGTGTAACTACCACATCCATTTCCACCATTTAATCCTGCATAAGTGCCAAATGACGGTGTACCCATAGACACACCTCTACAATCTCGGTAAACTTTAGCAATTATTTTGTACTTTCCATTTCCTAAACATTTGTAGGAAACATCTGCACCCATCATGTGGGTTGCCTGAACAGTTAAAAAACTGAACAAGAACATCATTAAAAGTAATAATTTTTTCATATCTTATAAGTATAGACAATATTATGTACAAAAAGGTATTCTGAGTGTAAAAAAAATCCCCACTTTTGATGGGGATTTTAAATAGTTATTTTTATTAAACTAATTTAACTTCAAATCGGTCTTTCATTGCCTGTAATTTGTCCTCAGGTACTCCGTGTTCATTAACACCACCATGCCTGTTTTCCACAATTATACTGAATACCTTATACCCATATTGACTTGCCAAATCATAGTAATGTTTCATTTCCCACTCTTGTGTAAATGTGTTGGAAACAACAATGTCAGATGAATCCAAACCACTTGTAATATGATTTTGAATCATTGCCATCTCAACTTGAGATTGACACCACTCATGTGCTTGTTTTAATTTTAATCCATCAAAATTGTAGTTTCCATGAATATCCGTAAAATATTTATCGGTCTCAAAATGAGTACAACCAAGTTGTTTTGCCAAGGTGGATTTACCAGCCCCTGGTATTCCACGTAATAGATAAAGGTTTTTTCCTGCTGATGTATAAGTTGTCATATTAGTCAATTCTTTTTTCGTGATGGTCTTTAGGTAATGTCAATTTTTTGTGTGGTCGGTCTTTCATAATTGAACGAATTTCTTTGATGTTAATTGGATACAAGTTGTTACCATCAACACCCACGTCCATTGCCTTACCATCGTTAATTCTAAGGTGTGGAGGTAAGTGAACGTGACCGTGTAAGTGAATTACACCATCGTTCATTCCGTTCCAACTTGCAATTGGGTAGTGCATACATACAATTGAAAGTTTGTCCATTTCTTTTCCGTTTGGGATTCTTAAATCCAAGTGGATATAATCTTGAGTTGATGTGAACAAACTTTGAACATTCTCTTTGTTTCTACGAATGTGATGGTCGTGGTTTCCATAAACCAAGTGAACATTTTTACATAAAATTCTGTTACGAAACTCTTCAATTTGTTCAAACCCGCCAAAAGACCAGTCACCTAAGTGAATCAAAACATCATTTTCACCAACCATTTCGTTGATGTTATTTACCAATGTGTCATTCATGTGGTCAAGAGACTTGAAATCACGGGTTAAGTTTTCAGAACCAGCCCAACGAGTTGTTGCACGGCAGATATTAGAGTGAGAATAATGTGTATCACTCGTGAAAAATAACTGCTGACCTTTTTCTAAAATCAATTTCATACCACAAAGATAGTATTAAAATTTTAACTAACCAAATACTTGTAACCTTCTCCTGTTTTTTTTACGGACACATCAACATCAAGGAATACCGCATTTTGTTCACCAGCATGTAAACCTAAAATGTTATAATCGTAAAATTCTTCGGCCTCACCCATTGTCATCAAATCTCTTTCACATAATATTGATAGTATTTTTGGTTTGGAATATAAGATTCGTCTACCATTTCCAAATTCCTCAACAATTCCAATAATCGCCTCCTCAAGTCCATCTAACAAAATGGCTCCTTCGGCATATTCATCTAAATCTATTGTAAAACTCATGGGAAAAAATAATATGATATTCTTTGTTCCTTATCAAATACAACAATACCAAGACCATTTTCAGTTTTTCTTATAACTATTTCCATGACTCTTTGTGCCCTAATGTTGAATACTTTGACGTAAGCGGCATCATCAACTTTTGAATATGATAAGATATCATAATTGACACCTCCATTTGAAATCATTCCTGTGTTTTCATCAGTTATGTTGAAAGTCCAATCACTAACAAATGATGTGTAATCATTGTTTGATACAAAATCCCATTTATCAGTTTGATAGTTGAATATCATTTTTGATGTTGATACCGTATTTGTTCGGATTTGTGTGGTCGTGTATTGACCAAATAGACTTGTTGATAACAACAATAATAGGGATAGAAATATATTTTTCATTTGTTTTTTTCGGTCAAAAAAAGGGGGAAATGGAATTTAGGGCTTTTACAAATTACCAAGATGCTTTTAGACTCAAATCACCATTTCCTTACCCTGTAGTGAAATTGTAATAAAGATTAAAATTATAATCAAGTGGATTTTAAACAAATAAGATATTTATTGTGTATGAGATACATGTTAAACATTTCTGATGAAGAAAAACAAGCCCTATTAAACCAACATAGCAGACCATATGATGGTTATCAAACATTAAGATTCCCTGAACCTGACAATAGAATTCATACTTATGACCCTGCTGGTGATAAAGCGGGAATCACTGTTAATAACAAAGGTGAAGTTAAACGATATACCAATGTGGGTATTAATGAATCAATGAATAGTGATGTTGCTGAACCACACTACGGTTCGTTTGATTACGTTGAGAACAAAATGTGTGAAGCGTGTGGTGGTTCTATTCAAGAAGATGTTTGCGAAGTGTGTGGTGAAAGTTACATGAATGAAGATATTACTGAACCTTATTCTGAAATTGATTTTTCTAATTATGATTTTGATTCAAAAGGACCTGAACAATTTGAAGATGAAGACATGCAAGCTGGTGGTGAGGAATTATTTCCTTCTTATGATTCTGATGGAAATTTTTTAGGAATGGTAAAACTCAACGGCGACATGGAAGATGGTAAAGAAATGTACCCTGAAGAAAAACCAGCATACGAATTTGATTCACCAGGTCCTTATGGCGCAACAAATACTTTTGAGGGTGTTGAAAATCCTGAAAAAGTTAAAGATTCAATTAAAGAATCTTTGAATTGGTTCAAGAGATTCTCAAACTTTAACTAATTTCGTTTCTTGAAGTTTTTTGGACACCAATTTCATTAAATGTTGGTGGGTGGTAAAATCTTTATTTTTGACGTAATAAAGATTTGCATAATTAATTGCAATTTTTAATTGAGCATAGGTCTTACAAGAGTTAATAACAACACAAGCTTTACGAAATTCAATCAAATTTGGTTCGGTTTTAGTTTTTTTAAATAACATATTTTTTTGGTTTAATGTGTCTTTTGTAAATTATTAAGATATTTTGATAAGCAAAGATAAATATTTTTTACAACAAAACAAAATGGAAATAGTAGAAATTATTTCCTACCACCAATCCGAAAACATTACTGAAGTCACCTTTAGATTAATGAATGATGAAGAAGACATGGTTAGGACAGATGTAATTGAAAACAACTTCTTTGAAGAGTTTGGATACGATTACTTAGCGCCAGTTACTGACTGGTTATTTGAAGAAGATTCATTAGAAATTAACAACGAGTTCCCTGAATATTTGGATGAAGATGAACTTATGTCATTTCTAAATGAATTTTATATTGTTTACCCTGACAAAATTCCACCCGCAGAATACGAATAATATACAATATTGTTGTATTTATTGGTAATGCTTAACGAGGAATTGAAAAGAATTAAACAACTGATGATGGTAGAGGATGAAGAACCTGCCGCTGAACCAGCTGCGGCTTCTACACCATCAGAACCATCAACACCTTCGTCAAGTTCTTCATCTTCAAGTTCATCGGGAGGAGCGGAAGGTGGAAAAGGATACCCATCAGTAACCAAATGGGAATCAGGTGTGTCAAGAGGTAAAGCAAATCCTGTTGGAACCACTAAATGGGAATCAGGATTAACAAGAAGTAAATCTAATCAAATTGGTGTTACCAAATGGGAATCAGGAACTAAAAGAGGTAAAGGTAATACATTACTATAATGAGTAATCAGAATCCACAAGACATATTAAATGAAATTTTACTTTGTATGAGGTATGATTCTTCAAAAACGCTTTCTGAAAACAGAGAAATAATATTGGAACAAGGTGGATATTATTACACACCATCAGGTAAATTGGTTGGGTATCCTGGAACTAACAACTCAAACATACCAGCAAAAGATATATACCCAAACATTACAAATAATCAATACCCACAAACCGCTGATTTTAATAAAATTCAAACAGCATTGGCAGGAAGAAACATTAATAAAATTGTTTCTCAGATGCCAAAAACACAAACAACTCAAATTCCAAAATTTGAAAAGCCTCAAATACCTCAATCAGACTACTTAGGACCAGGTGGAAGATTCCAACAACAATTTCCTGAGTATGACCCAAAACAACAAGAAAAATTAACACCGGTTTTAAAACAAAAAGAACAACTTAAAAATATTGAATCTTTATATCAAAGAGAATTAGCCGAACTAAAAAAACAATTTGGTGTTGGTACCAAAAAAATGGTTTCACCATATGGGAGTGGTTTATCAGGAAAAGAATTGGATGATTATATTATACAATATCAAAAAAATTCGGGTAGCTGTGCGTACTATCCCGAGTACTGCCAAGAGGTTAAAAAATTGAATGATAAATATGGTAAAACAAAATTTGCATCCTTTAATGAATATGGTGATGTTGACCTACCAAAAAATAGTAAAGTTAGTTATTTTACTTACGAAGATTTTAATTCGGTAGACTCAATTAAAAAATCATTTATAACCAAATTGACAGATGATGAATTAAGACGTTTTACAAATTCACCTAAAGGACTTTATCAATCAGGTAACGCACCTAAAAATGGTGATTTATATCAATTGATATTTAGTAAAATTAAAGATACTGTAAAAGATTTTATACTACCACCACCATATGATGAATATGTTTGGAAAAAAAATTTATATGTAAATAACGAAGGAAATTACGAAATATCAAAAAAATATTATTTCAAATCAAATGATAAATTAATTCCTTACGATAAATTAAGATATGGTAATGCATCATTTATTGAAGAATATGGTCCTTTAATACTAAATGGGGTTTCCATAATTGTTAGCGTACTTGGTAAAGGTAATTTAATTGCTTATTTAGCATCTCTTGGTTTAGATTTAGTTGCAGCAAAAATACAATCAGATTCAGGTGATTCTGCGGGAGCTTTGTTAAGTACCATACTTGCATTTACACCATTTGCATCATTTGGTAAAGTTAGTCCTTCGGAGGCCACAAACTTGGCCAAAAAGTTTGCAAACGCTACAAAAAGTGATGTTGCAAATGTATTCAAAACATTGACTGACGAAGAGTTAAAAATAATGGATGCGTTATCAAAAACAGGTAATTTAGAAAAGGTAATAAATTCAGTAAAAAATATAAACGCACAGAATAAAATTAAAGAACTTGTAAAATCAAGTCCTGTTAAATCTAACATAATTGGTCAAAAAATAGGTGCTGAACTTGGTGTAACAGGATTAGCCTTATATTCTCTTTGGGATACATTGGATGATGCAGAAATACAATCTAAAACTAGATTGGAAATGTTTGATTTAATCTTTAACTCATTGTCTGCGGACCAGACCCTAACAGAAAATGAACAAAATCAATTAAAAACAAATTTTGAAAAGTTATTTACCGAAAAAAAATTCAATAACGCTAAAGAAATTCTTGATGATATTAAGGAAAAAAGAAAGATTATTAATAAGATAAAAGAAAACACCGCTAAAAATGAATATAATACTTTCTTAGAAAAAATTACAAATGGTTTAGACACAACAATTAATAATATGGATAATGAAATTGATTTATCAGGTATGTTTGATGTTGAATTAAAACCAGATGAAAAGAATTTATTTATCAATGCTGATACTACACAAACAAATAAATAACTTTTACAATATATTTATATGATTATGAAACAAAATATTATTAGTGAAATCAAAAGATATAGAGAATTGATGTTGATAACGGAAGCTGAAGGATTACTCCCAACAGTTTTAAGTGTATTAGATAACGTACTATCAGGAATTAAAACATTTTCAAGAGCCGAAAAAAATGTGTTCGCAAATTCAATTGATGATTTTTTGACTGAGTTTCCTAATTTAGGTAAAAATATAACAAATGTTGATGATGAATTTGCAAGAGCTAGTAAAATAGTTTCTGAATTAGCTACTTCAACTAAAGAAGACGCAATATCAAAATTTTTAAAATTAATAAATAGCAATACTAAATTAGAAAAAACTTTTGTTGATAATTTATTAATAAACAAACCATTACTTAAAGATTTAGGAGCTCTAGAATACGATGACTTTAAATTATTTTTGAAAAAAGTAGGTATAGAAGACATAGTAAATATTAAAAAAATTACAAACTCACTTTTAACTGACCCATCTATTCTAACACAGAAAAAAATATTTAATTGGGTATACGAAGAAATCAAAGTTGGTAAAAATACAATAACTAAAAACGCAGATGATGCTTTAGTTGAATTACTTACCGACCCAAATACAAAAGACCAATTTAATGCAATAACTAAAAAAAGAAATGCTCAAGAGTTTTTAGATGGTTTATATAATAAAATTGTTAAAAATGTTAACGAACCCACATATGAAAATGTTTTAACATATTTAACCAATGATATTCAAAAAATTTATGATGAGTTACCAGCAAATTATAAAACATCATGGATAACTAAGTTTTTGAAAAATTATAAATTTGAAGGTAATAAATTGACAGGAGTACTACAGTGGTATTTTACAATCGGGTTAGTAATTAGCGGATACTCAATAATTCAGAGTTTAAGAATTAAAGATGCACTTTTTACAAAATGGGTTAACACCAAGTATCCTGAATGGGAAACAATGACTGACACCCAAAAAGAAGTTGCTTTAACTGAATGGCAAGAATACTTTATAAGTAAAATTGGTATGAAGTTTTTTTACACACCACTTTGGTTACCAGCAACATTCTTATCGGATACCAAAGATATGCTATCTGAAAACATTTCAATGGAATCGGCTAATAAATTGTGGGATAAAGGTAAAAAACAAATACAGAAGGTTGACCCATTATTTAATTTTAAAGAATTTATTAAAAAAGATTGGGGAGCTGACTACACTGGTAAAGAAAAATTCAATAAAGAAGGTAATGTTTATATTGTAACAGATGTAAATGGTGTTGATTATAAATACACTGAGGACGGCAACAGTTTTAAATATCTTGAACAATAATTATCATGGGATTAGAAAAAATATTATTAGAAGACAAACCAAAAAAAACTGGTAAACCTCAAAAAACTAACACTAACACAGGTGAGAATTCAGGAGGTACCCAATTACCTTCAACACCGTTTAAAACACAAGCTGAAGGTGATGCGTTTAGAGCGTGGGTTAGACAAACTGATGCGGCATATGCAACGCAAATAAATTTATCAGCGACAGGACCATTTAACAATAATACAATTAGAACTGCATACCAAAAGTATGGTAATGAGTATCAACAATCTTTAACGTCAGGTGGTGGTGCAGCACAACAATCAGAAACCGTAGACAAAGCAAAAGAAATATTTGATAAATTTAATGAATCAGTAAATTTTTTATCAGTTAATAATGAAAAATTCAATTTAGAATACAATCAACAAGTAAGTAATAAAATTAAACATTTTTTAAGTAAAAACTTTAATGAAGAAACTTCATATGTTGGAGCAATTTTATCGTTATATGGTAAAAATATTTCTAAATATAAAACAGATGAAGATATACAAAGTAAAATTGACCTTCATTTACCAAGTCTACAAAACTACTTAACATTATATGAGGGAATTCAATTAAAAAGAAGTAGTGGTTTATCACAAATTTTAGAACAAGCATCAAAAATAGTTGTTGTTAATGTTGTTAATGGCATTCCAAAAAAACAAACTGAAGATGACAACTACAAAAACGCTTCAGGTAAAATAATTACATCAGTAATTGGTGGTGGTGATGAAGTAATAAGGGGAGAAAAAAGCGATACAGTTGCCAGAATTAAAAAAGCTTTAGGTTATACAAAAGATAGTACACCTTATTTTACTGATGATTTTGATAAGTTTATAATTGATTATAAAGGTAAAAACGGATTAGATAATACCAATGGTAATATCAGTAAAGAATTAATATGTAGTATTGAACAATACAAAAAGTTGTGTGTCTCATCTTCGGGACAAAAAACAACTGCACCACCAACAAATACTACAACATCAACACCAATTGAGTTAAAGTATTTAAATGATTACGCAAATGCTGTTGGTACTGGTATACCTGCTTACGCAACTTGTAAATCATTGTTTGATTATTATTCCGAACAAGCATTAAATTACAGAAGATTGAAAAAGGTAAACCAAGCGCCAAATATAACTGACGCACAATTAAGACCAATTAAAGACAAAATATTATATTGTCAGAAATCTTCTGATTTAAAAGACAGAGCTAAGTTAGATACATTAATTTCACAGAGATTTAGAATCCAACAAGATAAAGATAGTCCATATTATTTGGATATTTAATTACAACCATATATTTATAGTTATGAATCTTAGAAATAAATTGCGTGGGGCTTTATTAGAAGAAAAACAGAACAAAAATTCTTTGGTGATTGAGAGTAAAATACTTGATGGTCATTTTGGAACTTTAAAAAATTGTTCTGATATAGATTCTCTAATTGAGACTACCATACATAAAGTTAATACATTCCAAAACAAAAACTTTTCAAATAAACTAATTAACGAATCTTTGTTCAATATGTTACAAGGTTTGTTTGGTGATTTTGATAGTGAGTTTTTTGGAACAGTTAAATCAAGATTGGCCGATTGGATTTCAGATAAAATGGAATTTGATGGTTGGGTAAGAAATGCAGTAAAAGTAGAAATTGAAAATGTAAGTGATGAAGATGTTCCAAAACTTTTTTCTGATTGTAGATTTTTAACAGACAAAGTGTCTAAAGGAATGATACAAGGTTTTGGTGATAATATCTTGGCAACAGGGATTGATACCGAATTAGGGTCAAAAACAGGTCAGGTATTTAAATCTTCAGTTCAAACAATCATGGGTGATGATAATTTCCACAGAGATTTACAAGATAAAATGATGGGAGAAATTTGTTCAGAACTCAAAAAGGTGTCCGATAAAATGGATGCTAAAGCCGAAGAGATTCGGAATTCCATATAGGATAAACATTTAATTGAAAGGAGGGGTCCTAAATCTAAGAAAAGGTGTCGTGAGACACCTTTTTCTTTTAGTACTTGAGACGGGAATCGAACCCGTACGAACATTACTGTTCACTGGATTTTAAGTCCAGCGCGTCTACCTATTCCGCCACCCAAGCAATTATTTCTTATACAAAGATAAGAAATTATTTTGGATAACTAAAGAAGTCTTGTTGAAACTCTTCCCAAATATGTGCGGCACGACCTGCAACCAATTCAGAAAAAACGGAGGGTCTATAAGGACGAACCCTAAATTTCAGACCAGCCTCTTCAGGTGTCTTACTCCCCTTCCTTGAGTTACAATCAAAACAACAAGTGACCATGTTTTCCCAAGTGTTATCACCACCACGAGATTTTGGTATGACATGGTCAATCGTTAATTTCTTTAATCCTCCACAATATACACAAGCATAATCGTCCCTTTGATAAACTCGTGAACGGGAAATCTTGATATCTTTAGCGTTTTTCTTAATTCTGATATAACTGAGCAATCTAATGATGATAGGTCTTACAAAGTTACCAATAGTGGTAATAATGGGATTCTCATCCTTCTTCAATACCTCAGCTTTACCTTTATCAACCAATACAAATCCTCTACGCATTGTTGTTACGTTCAAGGGTGTGTAATCGCTGTTTAATACTAATACTTTTTCCATATACTTTGTGTAATGATAAGTATTTGATACCGAAGTATCAAACACTTATCGGTTTTTGTTTATTAGAATTTCAACAACATTGCTGAAACTCCGTTCCACACTTTGATTTGACGACGAGGAACCCAAAATTCCATTTCACCAATCTCTTCAATTCTTGCAAGTACATCTTGGTTGAAACGTTCAACTTCAGACTTGTCTTTGATGTACTCAACTCTCAAGTGTTTTGCACATGTCTTACCGTATCCTGTTAGACGAGAGAACTCATCGGTCAAGGTACGACCACATGATTTGCAGACACCACAGTTTTTGGTTGTCAATTTACCTTTGAATTTTACCGCTTTTGCAGTCAAGGTAACAACCTCAGTGATGTCCAACAAAAGTGGGTTGAAGTTCAAACCTTTTTGTTTTTTCAAGTCCTCACCTGTGTTACGACCTACCACGATTGTTTCACCGATTACGTCAATGTTCACGTCCATTCGGTTTTTGTCGTCATTTTCTTTTTGGATTTGTTTGTTTGCTGCAGATACTTGTGCGTCTGACAAAGTACCGTATTTAAGGAACTTACCTTTTACATCCAACACGAAGGTGTTTTCACCTGAGTAGTCAGCGATTTTTCTCATATTGTCAGGTAGGAAACGTGTCTCAACTTTTGTTGGTTCGGCCAATGCTTTTTCAGCTGCTTGGGCTTGTTTTTCAGTTAGTCCTCCGTATTGGAATACTACTTGTTTCATTTTGCGAACGAAGTCATTTTGACCGTTGTAGTTTCTGATTTTGGCGTTGAGTTTAGTGGTTGTGTTTGTCATAGTGGTAGTGATTAACAATACAAAGATACGACAATTTTTTTAATTTACAAAAAAAAAAGTGGTCAAATTAGACCACTTTAATTTGTTTAGTGGAAGTGCGCAGTACCGCCCTGCGGTCTTGTTCGTCCCAACCAAAAGATACTACACGTTTAGGTTATTGTTTTCTAACAATCCAAAATATCTGAATTTTCACACCGTTCAGCCACGGTGGTAGAACTTAAAGGATGTCCTACACCCTGTTTGTTCCTTTTAAGATAGAAACCACATCTTTCAAGACTTCTGTTCCTAGGTTATATGTCTCCCGACCTGTGTTGTATTAACAATTAAGCTAATACAGAAGCATCTTCACGGATTAAACCGATAGCTGCCATTTTGTTCAAAACGTTGCCGTTTAATTTTTTAAATCAGTTTTTAATGAGTTAACTCAGCTCATACGTGCATCCATTGACTAGCCACGCCAATCGATTCTATTTCACCCCCATATTTTCAAAGAACATTAAAATCACTTTCGCCCCCTGTATAGACTTGCGTCAGATGCTTAAGGTCAGCCTTAACTATTAAGGGAGTCACCCGTGATTTGTTATACAAAGATATAAATATTATCTCAAAGTGCCAAATCAAAGTATTTATTTATAATGGAACAAATAAGTTATTTCGGACAACCAGCTTCATATTTTTCTTATATTACTAAAATACAAGAGATTTTGGGAAAATTTGATTTCCCAACAGAAAGAATTACTTGTACATATGATGATAACACTGATGTTGGAACTGAACAATATGTTATTGAAGGTGACGGATTAACATTTACATTAACCATAACACCTGAAGGTGGAATTTATTGTGAGTATAATGGTAAAAGTGAATATCTTGGTAGTGTTGAAGATAAACCTGAGGAAACGTCACATTATATTGACGTGATGCTTAACGGTCCTTCAGAGGACCTAAGAACGTTATTTGAGGGGTTATTAAGAGAAGATAAACAAACTGATTTATATAATGACTTTAAAAGTTTGGATATTGATTGGGGAAAAGATGTTGATAATGAAAATTTAAAAAAAGAAATATTTGATTCACTTTGGGCTCGTGATGAAAGTTCAACAAAAAAGTATTTGCCTTGGGTAATATCACAGGCAAGAGAAATTAAAAAACTTGATTGGATTAATTTGTTAAATTCAATGTCTCAGGTTAGTGACATAATGATTTTTATTGATAGAAGAGTTTCCAAAAAAGACACCGAAGAATTTGCAAATAGATTGAAGAGAGGTGATTTAGAAAATTTTGGTTCGTCGTATAATAAAATTGTTAAATCACCAAAAGACATCAACGCATATCCAGATATAAATGCGATGAGAGAGTTTTTTCGTCAAATCAAAAATAGAACATATACAACAGATGAAATTAAAAAAGCCAAGAATGAGTCAAGAAAATTATACGAAGACCAAAAATATTTGATTGTTCAACCAATGACTTACCAAGCATCTTGTGTTTATGGTGCGGAAACAAAATGGTGTGTTTCATCAAGAGATAGTTCAAGATACTTTGACGATTACACTAGAAATTCAAAATTTGTTTATGTAATCAATAAAAAAGGAACCAACATTAGAAATTCAAAATTTGCCATTAGAATACCTGAAAGTGGAAAACCTGAAGTATGGGACCAACAAGACAATCGTTCAAATTTTGATGTGTTATACGCATCAATGCCAGGAATGGACGAAATATTAAGTAACATTTTAAACATTGGTGGAACTGATTATCAAACATTACTTAACTATAAAAAAGATAAAATTGACGCATCGTTTAATATTACAAGTGGTGAAGAAACTTTTGAAATTGTTGATGGAAATGTTATGTTATTTTTTGACCCTGAAGATTATTTTAAATTATTTAAACATCAACTATACGAATACACAATATCACAGTTAGAGTCATTTGCGGGTAATAGTTATGGTAGACAAACTGAATGGGTTGATTCATATACTGCCGAGGAAGATTGGAAGGAAGGTTATGTTTTAACATCTTTAAATCAAGAAAATAAAGAAAAATTAGATAATATTATCACTCTCATTTCACCACAATTATTTCAACAAAAAGATGAATTGATGAAAAATTATAGGAGTGATTATTATTCTAAATGTGCTGAAATTTTAAACGCACACAATTGGTTTAAAGAAAAAATGACGGAAGAATATGAATATGCTACTAATGATGCGTATACAGTTGGAATTGAAGCTGCGGTTAATGATGAATATTGTAATGTTTTAGAACCAATTGGTGTTGAATCTAAAGTTTGTTTTCGTAAATATTATACATCGGTTGACAATATGTTGTCACTTTATGAAAAATATGGTTCACCACAAAAATCAATTAGAGCCGTTATTACTGCTGCGATTGATGATGAAATCTCGGTAAGTGATATTTTTGATAATTATTATGAATACAAAGATGATGATACTTTTGACGCAAGGTTTAATTTTGAATCCGAAAAATTGTTAGATGAATTATATGAAAACTTATTTGATGAAGAAGATGGTGCATTTGATGATATCCAAGAATATCAAAAAATAGTATCATACATTGTTGATAAGATTGGTTTTAATGTTAAAAAAGACATACCAACTTTAAAAGACACACAGATTATAATTATTGGTGTGGAACCTGATAATACAATAACCGTGAAAATACAAAAAAATATTGGGTACTCAGCAAAAGTTAAAAAATACACATTAACTTTTGAACAACTAATTTCTTTGTTAAAAAATTATCAACTTTTTGAAATTTAAAATATTTGTTGTATCTTTGTAGTCAAATGACTCCAGAAAAAATTCAACACCTAAAAGAAGTCCTTTCTATTCCGACTAAAACTTACCAAGAAACTCTTATGATTGAGTATCTTGACAAGTATTTTACTGAAAAAGGATACGACCACACAATTGACCAGTATGGTAACGTTTATGTTACAAAAGGTGAAGCAGATGTCTATCCATGTGTTATTGCACATACTGACACCGTCCACTCAATCACTGAAATGGTTGTAGAGGAAGAACAACTCCCAAACGTACATGGGGAACTAAAAGATTCCTTTAAGGCTTATCACGCAGTTACAGGTAACCCTGTTGGAATTGGTGGTGATGACAAATGTGGTGTCTATTCATGTTTAGATGTCCTTGAACAACTCCCCGTTATTAAAGCGGCTTTCTTTGTATCTGAAGAAACAGGTTGTCACGGTTCACGAAAAGCAAGTCCTGAGTTTTTCTCTAATGTTGGTTACTGTATTCAGTTTGATGCTCCCGAATCTTGGATGGTAACTGAATATTGTTGGGGTGTAAAACTTTTTGACCGTAACTCTCCTTTCTTTGAAAAGGTTGGACCACTTCTTAATGAACATTTTGGTGAAAAACATGAATTGATGAAACACCCGTACACTGACGTTTCACAAATTGCATCAAAATTCAACATTGCTTGTTTAAATGTATCTTGTGGTTATTACAACTACCACACAGCCAATGAGTATGTTGTTATTGAGGATGTGTTCACAGCGATTGAGATGGTAAAACAAATGATTGAAAGTTTGGGTCACACATTCCACGAACACAAACCAAAAACGGAACGATGGATGTTATGGGATTAAAAAAAAGGGGTCTTAATTGACCCCTTTTTTTGTTCTACCCCTTTTTGGTTTTTCTGAAACATCAGTAATTTCTGATGTTTTTTCTTTTATACGAACTTTGTCATCAACAAACTCCAATATATATACTGAATCATTAACAATATTCTTCTTAAGAATCTCATCTGAGATAAAATCCTCAATTTGATTTTGGATAGCTCTTTTGATTGGACGAGCCCCAAATTTTTCATCAAACCCAACTTCACAAATTCTACTAACCAAACTTTCATCAATAACAATGTTATAGTTCATAGAACGTAATCGTAAAATTAATTTAGAAATTTCCAAAGTAACAATTTGTTTAATTTCATTTTCTTTTAATGAATTAAAGAAAACAACATCATCAACACGATTCAAAAATTCAGGTGGAAAAAACTTTTTAAGTTCATCCTCAATCATCATTTGTTTGATTTCAGTTTCTTTTTCATTTTTAGAACGAGTTCCAAATCCAACTCCAGTACCAAAGTCTTGTACTTTTCTAGCACCAATGTTAGATGTCATAATAATCAAGGTATTTTTAAAGTTGATTTTTCTACCAAGACCGTCAGTCAAATGTCCCTCATCCATCGCTTGTAGCAAAAGTGAATAAACGTCTTTGTGTGCCTTTTCAATTTCATCAAACAAGATTACACAATAAGGTTTGTTTTTAACTTGTTCAGTTAATTGTCCACCTTCTTGGTGACCAACATAACCTGGAGGCGAACCAACCAATCTTGTCATTGTAAATTTTTCTTGATACTCAGACATATCTACACGAATCAAAGCATCTGAACTTCCAAAGATTTCTTTGGCTAATTGTTTAGCCAAATGTGTTTTACCAATACCTGTTGAACCCAAGAAAATAAATGAACCAATTGGTTTATTCGGGTCTTTAATACCTACACGATTCCTACGGATTGCTTTTGAAATTTTAGATACCGCATCTTCTTGTCCAATAACCGCTTTGGTTAAACTTTCTTCTAAATTAATTAACGAATCTGATTCTGATTGTGAAAGTTTTGAAATTGGGATTTTGGTCATTTGGGAAACAACTTCATAAACCATTTCTTCGGTAACTTCTTTTTTATTTGTTAGTCGGTCTTTTTCAAACTTCTCTTTTTCTTCTTGAAGACGAGCTAAAACTTTACGTTCCATATCTCGTAATTCCGCAGCTTCTTCGTACTTTTGACTTCTAACAACTTCAACTTTACGGTCCTTAATTTGGTTTGCTTCCTCTTTAAGTTTTTCAATAATTTCAGGAACGGTTACGTTGATTTGACATCTTGCACCTACCTCATCCATAATATCAATTGCTTTATCAGGAAACTCACGGTCAGTGATGTATCGGTCCGCCAACATTACACAAGTTTTAATAACTTCATTACTAAAATGAACCTTGTGATGTTTTTCGTAGTTTTCTTTGGCACGATTCATAATTATAATTGTGTCCTCAATAGATGTTGCATCAACATGTACTTTTTGGAAACGACGCTCTAACGCACCATCCTTTTCAATATGTTCACGGTATTCATCTAAGGTTGTCGCACCAATACACTGGAGTTCACCACGAGCAAGTGCTGGCTTAAAGATATTAGAAGCGTCCAACGAACCTGATGAATTTCCAGCACCAATGATTGTGTGAATTTCATCAATGAATATGACAACATCATGGTTATCACTCAACTCATCAAGTATTACTTTAATACGTTCTTCAAACTGTCCACGATATTTTGTACCGGCAACAATTGATGTCATATCTAAACTAACAATTCTTTTATCAATTAAGTTTTGAGGACAGTCTCCTTGAAATATTTTCATAGCTAAACCTTCAACAATTGCGGTTTTACCACAACCTGGTTCACCAATCAAAATAGGGTTGTTTTTCTTTCTTCTTGAAATAATCTGTGCCAATCTTTCAATCTCATGTTCCCTACCAATTACAGGGTCAAGTTTGCCTTCTTTTGCTAGTTTAATAAGGTCACGAGAAAAATTGTCCAAAACAGGTGTTTTGGAGTTAATTGTATCTGTTTTACCTTTTCGGTTTCCACCCATCTTTTCGTTTTGGTCTTGTGATTCAATCATATGTTAAAGTATAAGTTTTTATTCTAAATTATCAATAATGTCAAAATGACATACAAATATGACATATTGTCAGGTTTACTTGTTTGGCATATTTTTGTATAATTGGTTTTACAAAGATAAACTAAAAAAATTAAGAAAAAAAATATGTTTGAATTATTTGGAAGAAACAGAAAAAGTTTAAAAGAAATGATGAGTGAATTGGATGAGATGATTGGTTCATTAAACCAAGAATTTTCATCTATCTCACATGATGAATCTGAAATTAAAGAAGGTTCTAATGAAAATGGTGAATGGAAAACAGAAACGTATACATCACCAAATGGAATGTTTAGGTACGTGATTACAACGACTTATGGAACTCCAAACAAAAAGTCTCCTAAAGAAACTGATGAAATTTCTCTACTTAAAAAAGAGATTGAAAATTATGTTGAAAATCAAGAATTTGAAAAGGCTGCCGAAGTTAGAGATAAAATCAAAAAACTTGAAAAGAACAAAGATGAAGTCAAAAAACTACAAACCGAATTGGACGAGGTTATAAGTAAACAAGACTTTGAATCGGCAATTAAATTACGAGACAAAATAAATAAAATGAAGTCCTAAAGAAAAACCCCTACACAAAGTAGGGGTTTTTTTGTATTTATTAGTATGGCAATTTTAAGAGAAGAAATTAAAGGTATGATGATTTATAATGTAATTGAATCATCCAACATCACAGAATCACAGTATGATATGTCAACCGAAAATATGGTTGTTACATTTAAAAACGGTACAAAGTATGAATATGAAAATGTACCACACAAAGTTTACGCTAAGTTCAGATTATCAGAATCACAAGGTAAGTTTTTCACCACTGAAATCAGTAAAAATTATAAATACAAAAAATTGTAAAGTTCTTTGTATTTATCATTGTGAAAGACTTGCAAAAAATTATTTCTAGTTTTGGTGTTCAAGAAGAATTAAATCCTGAAATATGGGTAAGTCCTGACGATGCTTCTAAGTCACATATGAAGTTGGAAATTAGAGACCAACTTGAAGAAATCGCTGAAGAGTTTATTAAATTCGTTAATGTTGATATGTTTGTTCAAGACATTATCATGACAGGTTCATTGTGTAATTACAACTGGTCTGAATATTCTGATGTTGATTTACACATCATTGTAAACTTTGAAGATTTTGGGGAACAAAAAGAATTGTATTCTGAATTGTTCAAATTAAAGAAAACATTATTTAACTCATCACACAATATCACAATCAAAGGATTTGAAGTTGAATTGTATATCCAAGATTCAAACGAAGCACACTTTTCATCGGGTGTATATTCCATCATGAACGATGAGTGGGACACCGTCCCAAAGAAAGAAGAAGATGTCAATATTGATAAAGACATTTTAGTTCAAAAGGTAGGACAATTACAAGATATGATAGACACTGTCATTGATAATGCTGAGGAAGAAGAATTGGATGACGCTAAAGAAATGATTAAAAAAGTTAAAGATAAAATAAAAAAATACAGAACAAGTGGGTTAGAAAAAGAAGGTGAATACTCGTATGAAAATTTAACTTTTAAAGTTTTAAGAAGAAATGGATATCTTCAAAAACTTTTTGACTTTGAAAATGATTTGATGGATAAACGTCTTTCTTTGGAAGATGATGAATTATTTTGATGTAATAACATATTTATAAAGAAAAATTATGGCGACAACAGCATGTACTTCTAATAATACCGCAGTCGTAGTAGGTTACGTACCTGGTACAGGAAATACCGTTGGTGAAATTGTTACGTTCAACACACCACACCCTGTATGGACCGAAACCGATAATACATCAATCGCAATCCAATGTAGTGCAATAACATTGGGTGGATTTAATGGACTAAACTCATAAAAGATAAAAATTAAACAACATATAAAATGGCAGATTTAAAACCAATAGGTAGTGAAAAACTTCAAGGAGCCGAGAAGATTGCAAGAATAATGGAAATTGCAAGATACGGTGAAGCACCTAAACAAGAAATCAATGTAAATGAAACAACCGATTATACAAGAGTACTTGCCGATGGCAATGTGTACGGTATTGTAAAAGAAAGAAACGGATATATCGTTAAAAAAGGTATTGATGAATCTACTTTGGATTACATTGACCCAATGAAAAATAGAAAATATCATTCATCTTATTCACAAGCATTAAAGAAATTAAATTTAATTGCAGGTGAATTAAATAGATTGAATGAAAATGAACAAGGTACTGCATTGTTTGGTGAACAAAAAAAGTTTGTTTTAAAAACACCAAAATCTGATGTTCCCGCACCTGCACCCGTTGCACCCGCACCTGAAATGCCGGCAGCACCATCACCTGAACCAGCACCTGCTCCTATGGGAGATGAGGCAATGCCTGAACCACCAAGTGATGATATGATGCCGGATGATATGGGTATGGAAGAACCACCAAGTGATGATATGATGCCAGATGATATGGGTGGTGAAGGAGATGAAGGTCCTGTGACATTGAAACAAGTTCAAAAGTTAACCGGTAAATTGGGGCAAAAATTAAGAGCTTACGCATCTGAACAAGAAATGACTTCTGAAGATGTTAAGTATGTTCTTAATTCTATCTTATCAGCTGTTGATTTGAATTTATTGGACGAAACTGATAAGGAGGATATCTTATCAAGATTTGAAGGAGAGGAAGGTGGTGAAGATGGTTCTAGTTATGACGAAATCGGTATGGAACCAACTGAACCTGATACTTCTGATTTGGACATGGGTGATGAAATTACTGCTGAACCTGAAGTAGGTGAAGGTAATAGTTACAATTCTAAGATAAATGCAATTATGGACGGTATGTTTACTGAGTCTAAAGTTGATAAAATATTATCTAAGTATTTTGTTGAAACACCTGAAGAAAAAGAACTTAACGAATCAAAAAAAGTACAAACTTATATTAAGAAAAAAATAAACAAAGTTAGTGTTATGGAAGAAGTTAAAAATCTTTCAGAAACAATTGAACAAGAATTAACATCTGAATTTATTTTAAGGGAAAATGAAGGTGCTAAATTTATTGGTAAAACTAACTTGAAAAACTTAGTATTTGAAAACGAGGGAAAACAAATTAAGGTTTCTCCAAAAGGTGAAATTCTATGAACCGTTTAGTTTTCGTAAATGAGTTAGGACCAAACTTTAGAGGCGACAACCTTTATGAGTTTATATTCTCAGACAACGAAGACGTAAGCGGGGAAGATTGGGAATCATCACCAGCTGGTGGAAATCCACAACCCCCTCATATAGACTACATAACAAAAGTTGGAGTTCTAAAAAACGATAAAATAAAACTTAACGTTATTCAGAACTCTGACTTTTTTTCTTTCTACGACGCAGTTGATAAAGTGATTGCATTATCGTGGGAAGACATTGAAAATGAATACTATAATGAAGAAGATACAAGATTGGTATTTCATTATGGTGATAGTGAACAAGATGTTATGTCAAAACTATACGAGAGGGATATTATATTAACATTTGAAAAAAATTTAACACATGTCTAACATTGGTGAAAAAATAGAAAAATTGATAAGTAATGGTTTTACTTACAACACCCTAAGAGGTTTGAATGAATCTCAGATTGGGTTATTATATACAAGATTGGTTGAACAACCAACAAATCCTAACTTAGAAAAAAACATTCAGGGATTGGATTTATTGAATAGAAAATTAACCGATGTTGAGTTAAAAATGAAAAAATTAGGTTTAGCCGAAAAAAATATTGATGAAGATGATTTTGGATTAGACGCTGACCAAGATTATACAGGACAATTAGGTGCTCACGGTGAGATTCAATCTGCCGATGATGGTATGGATGATGATACATCACCACAAAATAATGATAGAAAAATGGTAGGTGAAACTGAAGTAACCGAAAAGTTTCAATCAAAATCACAACAAAGATTATTTTGGGCAAAATGTGAAAACTCAAGAACTGAGAAAGCCAAAAGAAAATGGTGTAAATGGGCTAAAGAATTTTCAGATGATACTGATTTCAGTAAATTACCTGAAAAAAAGAAGAAAGATATGCAAGAATTGGAGGAAAGCTTGACTAAGTTAATTGAAAAGCATATACCTGAACATATCACTAAAGGTCAATTAATGAAAATGTTTGAAGGTTCAACTAAATCGGCACCGGCACCTGCAAAGGTACCAACTGTAAAACCAGGTGAAAAAGTAAAACAACCTGGTAAGAAGAACCCTTTTAAAATTGAACCTGCGCAAAAACCAAATCCAAAAGCTGAGATGACTGAAGCGGGAGTTGGAGCACCAGCTCCAACAAAAGCACCTGTTAAGACACCAACAAAAACACCAAGTAAAGCACCTGGTAAGAAAAATCCTTTCAAGATTGAACCGGCACAAAAACCAAATCCAAAAGCTAAAGGTCCAAAATGGTTGAGCTATAATACATTCACCTCAATGGGTTACAAGTTAAAATAATGAAAAACAAAAGAAAAATATTTGAAGCTCCAATTGATGAGCCAACAGGTTTTAGTATAAACCCTGATTTAAAAAGGGCAATTGAAAGAGGTGAAACACCACTTTCTAATAGTCCATTTATTCCTAAAAAGGGTGAAGATGATAGACAATCATTTGAAGAAATTGCAGCATCTAAAAGATTTAGAGATGTTGTGACAAAACTTGAAAGATATTTGGGAATGAATGTTCCTAACAATATGGGTGGACTTCAAATGATGATGATGAGATTGTTTGGTGAGGTTAGTCAATTTGAAAGTTCAAGAAGACAAGAACTTGAACAATTGGCAAAAGATTTAGTATCAAATGAATTGGTTGACCCAAAATATGCCGAATTTATACAATTTGACCCTAAGTTGGTTGGAATGGGTGAAGCGGGGAATGAAAATTTCCAAGCAGAACCTGAAGAGTTTTCATCTGAAGATATTGAATTAGCATTTGAAGATTCAGGTGAAGATTTAGAAGAATTTGTAGATGCGTTTGAAAACTTTGATTACATGGTTGCAAAACGTAGATTTATGAACGCAATTATTCAAGGTGCCGCTAAAAAGGGTCACTTTATGTTTGAATTAATCAGAGATTCATTGGAAGAAATGGAACCTGGTATTACTGACAAGTATGGTGCTTTGATGGCAATGAATGATTACTTGTATTGGTTATTACCACCTGAAATGGTACAACAAATGGCTGCGGCGGGACAAAATATGGGTGGTTCTGAAGAAGTAGAAATGGAACAAGATGAGGACGGTGAATATACTGGTAATTTTGTTGTTAGAGCAAAGGCGGTTATGTTCCCAATTTTGGTTCATGAATTAATTAAAGGTTATTACGATATTTTAGGTGCGGCATCTTTACCAACTGACCCAATTCAAGCTCAAATGGTTAAACAAACTGCTGACACATTAGTAAACGAAATATTTGATATTATCACAGGTACATATTTGTGGGAAAAATTGTTGGAAACATATCCTGCAAAAGTATTAGAAGACAACATGAAGATTGTTCAAAGTTTAATTTTCAGAGAGTTTTCTAAATTACCAAAAAACAAATTCACATCATTAGCCCAAAGAGTTAATAAGGGTGATGCAACTGCGTATACTGAAATGGAACGTATTGCTGACCAAATCATCGATGAGTTAAACAAACAAGATTTAGAAGAAATTTTAGGTAGTTCAAACTATGAAGATGATGACGATGACGACACTATGGGTTATCCATCTGACGATGATGATGACGATGATGTTGACTTGAGTTTCTTAAGTGATTTAGGTATTGATACTCCGCCAACCAAGTAACGGAGTATTTATAAGGGATGAGTATCACAAAAGAACAAGCCCTTATAGAATATGCTAAGTGTGTCAAAAACACTCCATACGCTTTAAGAAATTATTTACAAACGTATGACAACACACAGTCAAAATACGTTCCGTTGGATTTATTTCCTGACCAAGAAACCTTAGTAGAAGATTATGATAACTACGAGGAAAACATTGCCTTAAAATATCGTCAAGCCGGTGTATCAACAGTTACTGCCGCTTGGGCGTCTAAAAAAGTAGTTTTTGCAAACAAACAAAAACCTGAAAAAATTCTTGTAATTGCCAACAAATTAGATACTGCGGTAGAATTTGCTAATAAAATTAGAGGGTTTACGGAACAGTGGCCAAATTGGATGGGGGTATCATTTTCATCTGAAAAGAATTCACAAAGACACTTTAAATTATCAAATGGGTGTGAAGTCAAAGCGGTTGCAACTTCACCTGATGCACTTCGTGGTTATACCCCTACCGTATTGATATTTGACGAGGCTGCGTACATCGAAGCTAATGACGATTTCTGGGCAGCTTGTATGGCATCGTTATCAACAGGTGGTAAAGTTATTGTAATTTCAACACCAAACGGATATGATGCAATCTATTACAGTATCTATGAACAGGCTATTAAAGGAATGAATAGTTTTAAAGTTACTGAAATGTATTGGTGGAGAGACCCAAGATATACTAAAGATTTATACTTTATTAAAGTCAAAGATTTAATTCACTATTTTTTAAATCGTGATGAATACCCCAACCCTGAGATTATTAGTTTTGATGGTGTACCAACAAGTCAAAGAAATTTTGGTGATTTCAAAAAATTAATGGATGATGGTTACAAAGTAAGTTCTGGTTGGTTTGAAACTATGGCCAAAAAGTTAAAATTTGATAAGAGAAAAATTTCTCAGGAGTTGGAATGTAACTTTTTAGGTTCGGGAGATAACGTATTCGATGCACAATTAACTGATAAGATTAGAACTGAAATGGTTCGTCAACCTGAATCAAAGATGGTTCAAAATCAATTATGGATTTGGAAAGAACCAGTTGTTGGTCACAGATACATTATGGGTATGGACGTATCAAGGGGTGACTCTGAGGATTTTACATCATTCCAAGTTATCGATTTTGACGAAAGGGAACAAGTTGCCGAGTATGTTGGAAAACTTCCTCCTGATGTTGCGGCTGAAATTGCTTATAAGTGGGGAAATTACTACGATGCGTTTATTGTTATTGATATTACGGGTGGTATGGGAGTTTCAACATCAAGAAAATTACAAGAATTGGGTTATAAAAACTTATATGTTGATGGAATTAATTATGGTAATATTTGGGAGTCAACTGTTAAGTCTAATGAAAAAATACCGGGTATAAACTTTAATGGTAAAAGGGTTCAAATTATTGCGGCGTTTGAGGAAGCGTTAAGACATGGATTTAAATTGTATTCTGCTAGATTACTTGGTGAGATGAATACGTATGTTTATATAAACGGACGACCTGACCACATGAAAGGGCAACATGATGATTTAATTATGTCAATGTCAATGGCTTTATATGTTGGACAAAACGCATATAATCAACTTGAAAAGGTTAATGAACAAACAAAGGCTATGTTAAGCTCTTGGACCGTAGCTGACGACAGTACAAATAGAGAAATAACACAATTTAATCCGGGAATGCCTGTTTTATCACCAACAGGATATAACGATGCTTTTTCATCAAATCCAACAAAAAAGGATTATGAACAGTATTTATGGTTATTCGGTAGAAGATAAAGTTTATTCATAAAAAAAAGATACTATATTTAGAGGGATGGCAGACAATTTCACCATATGGCAACGACTTACCAAAGTCTTTGGTCCCGACTCAACTTTGGGTCAACAGCCTCCAGTTTATAAATTTGATAAGAAGGAATTATTAAAAACCACAGATAAGCAAGAATTTGAGAAGGAAAAACTCCAAGCTCAACAGACAATGTATCTTGGTCAACAATGGGGTAAAGTAGAAAATAATTTATATTCTCAGGCAATTTATTATGAACCAACAAGATTGGCATCATATTATGATTATGAATCAATGGAATACACTCCTGAAATTTCCGCAGCTTTAGATATCTACGCTGAAGAATCAACAACAACAAATGAAGATGGATATATTCTACAAATATATTCAGAATCAAATAGAATTAAGGGAATATTAGCGGATTTATTTAATAACAGATTAGATATTAACACCAACTTACCAATGTGGACAAGAAACACTTGTAAGTATGGTGATAACTTTGTTTACTTAAAATTAGATTCTGAAAAAGGTATTATGGGTTGTCAACAACTTCCAAACATTGAAATTGAACGTTTGGAACGTGGTATGAAAATCAAACCATCACATAATACAACTGAGGATGCAAAATCTTTGAAATTCGTATGGAAAGTAAAAGATATGGAAATGAATACTTGGGAGGTCGCACACTTCCGTTTGTTAGGTGATGATAGAAAACTTCCTTATGGTACTGCTATGTTGGAAAAAGCAAGACGTACTTGGAAACAGTTGTTATTATCAGAAGATGCAATGTTGGTGTATAGAACATCAAGAGCACCTGAAAGACGTGTATTCAAAGTTTATGTTGGTAACATGGATGATAAGGACGTTGAACCATACATTCAAAGAATTGCTAATAAGTTTAAGAGAGACCAAGTTGTTGACTCAAAAACAGGTAACGTTGACTTAAGAATGAACCAAATGGCGGTTGACCAAGATTATTTCATTCCTGTTCGTGACCCAGCACAAACAAGTCCTATTGAAACATTGGCGGGAGCACAGAACCTTTCTGAAATTGCCGATATTGAATATATCCAAAAGAAATTATTAACCGCTCTTCGTGTACCAAAAGCGTTCTTAGGTTTTGAAGAAGTTGTTGGTGATGGTAAGAACTTGGCATTACAAGATATTCGTTTTGCGAGAACAATTAATAGAATTCAAAAATCAATGATTCAGGAATTAAATAAGATTGCAATTATTCACTTGTTTATTCTTGGTTTTGAAGATGAATTAACAAACTTCACATTAGGATTAACTAACCCATCAACTCAAGCTGATTTATTAAAGATTGAGAATTGGAAAGAAAAAATACTTCTTTATAAAGATGCGGTTTCTGACCCAGGTAACGGTATCCAAGCGGTATCAACAACATGGGCAAAAAAACACATTCTTGGATTCTCTGATGAGGAAATTAAATTGGATATCCAACAACAAAGAATTGAAAAAGCAGTTGGGGCTGAATTACAAAAAACTCCTGAGGTAATTATTCATACAGGTATTTTTGATAATATTGATAGATTGTATGGTAAGAAACCCGGTGAAACAGCCACGCCACCTGCTGAGGGTGACGATATGGGTGGAGCACCACCAAGTGGTGATATGGGTAGTTTAGGTGGAATAGGTGGAGGACCTGAAGATATGGGTGGAGCACCTGATATTCCTGAATCCCCTGAACCACCGGCTGGAGGTGAAGTAACACCTGAAAGTAAAATGAACGATTTAAATTTAATTTTGGAAGATGATTTAATTAGTGGTAGAGATGAAATTGATTTATCTAAAGGTAGAACATCAATTAATGAAATTGAAACCAAATTAAACGAATTATTAAATACTTAAGATATTTATTGATATGAGAAATTTTGGATTATTAAAAAGTATTGTTGAAAATGCTTTAGTTAAAACATACAAAACTGAAGATTTTAAACAAATTATAAAAGAATTTAGAGATTTTATTAAGGACAACAAATCCGTTGGTGAACTATATGTTGAATACGGTTCCTTAATGAAAACCAAAGGATTGAACGAAGAAGTTGCGAAAGAATTTTTGGGACTTTCAGTTGATTTCATAAAAAATACAATTAACAGTAACAAACGTGAATTTGAACAGTTCGACAGCTGGGTTGAAACTTTAGGAGAAAGTATTGATAATCAATATGAGTTATTAGATAACATGGTTTATGCAAAAACCGCCGATGATTTTACTAAATTGGTTGAATCAAGAAAACAAATGTGGAAGTTAATGTCAGAAACAAAAGAAGAATCAACAATCACAGAATCAGTTAACATTCCATTAGAATCTATGTTTGGTGTGGCAGCTGACACATTCGCAAAAGAATATTCACAATTAAGTGAATCTGAATTGTTTGAATTAAAATCAATCTTAAGAATGTCACAAGAAGAATTGAGTGAAGGTATTGAAAGATTGAAAACTGAGGTTCTTGGAAAACTTTCAAGTATTAACGAAAGTGATGATGATACCAACAAAAAATTAAATGAAACAAAGGTAAGAATAGAATCAACACCGATTGATTCCTTATCATATTACAAACTTAAAAAGTTGTCAGAAGGACTTTAAAATAAAAACCCCTCAAAAGAGGGGTTTTTTGTTATTCAGCTTTTTTGTCTGAACCTTTTGAGAAAATCTTCTCAACAACTGTAAGACCCAATCCACCACCAGCAATTAAACAAAGTGCATCAAACATATACTCAGGTGTTACACCATCTTTAGATGTAAATGTTGCAACATAAGCTAAGATAATTACGTTTAATAAAGTGAATAAAGATGCGAATCTTTTTGATGAAACGTCAGAACCGTTTCCTAGTAAATTCATAATAAAGTTTTTCATATTCTTGGTATTTGTTACCAATAAATATTAGTCAAAGTTACTTTGGGCGATTTGTTGTTTGTATATTGCTTTTTTTATTTGTTCCCTTTTCAAAGTTGTTTTTTTAACATACTCTTGTTTTGCACGAAGTTGTTCAATTTGTTTTGTTTTGATAACTTTGTGTTTGTAACGTTTTAAAGCTTTTTCCAAACTTTCACCTTTTTCTAAAATTATTTTTATCATATAAAAAATGTGTGTTATTGATATAAATATACAAATAAAATTAAATTTGTTAATAAGTTTTTTTTTATTATCTTTTCACTACAACAAATAAACATTTCACAAATGAAAAAGAATGAAAAAAGGAAAAACATCAAAATTGGATTTATTCCAAGATGCTAAGTGCTATTACGGTAGTGTAGATGCGACAGAATTAAAATCAATTTATTTAGTATTACAAACATGGGTAACACCCACACAAGAAAGGGATAATTGGGAAAGAGTAGTTGGGACAATATCTCGAACTATTAAACATAAAGTTTTAGAAGTTTACAATAAATCATTATTCAAAGAACATTTTATTGTTGATTTAGATTTAAGAACAAGTGGGATAAAAGTAGATAAAGCAAGTTTTTTAAATCTTGAAATTACATTCTTTACAAAAGAAAATATTGAGTTCAAATCTGAAAATATATCAACAGAATTAAATCACGTATTAAAAGAAGTTCACGACAATGTTTTAAAGAAATCAAAGTATTTTACCATTCAATATTCTAAAAACAAGTTGAAAAACAAAAACTTTGAGATATTCTAATATTTATTGATAAATATTTTAATATGAAGATACTTAAACCGAATGAAATAGGTAAAGGAATATTGATAGAATATGATGCAGGTCATATATCTATGAAAAATGCCGTAGATACTGATTTAGTTAATGAACAAAAATCACAATTAGACCACTCTAAACCATTTGTATTTTACGCAACTCTACAAAAGTATGGTACACCTAATAGAAATGGTCGTGTATATCCTGAAAATATTCTTAAAAGAGAAGCTGAAAAATATAAACAAACAATATCTAAAGGTTTGGCAACATCAGAACTTAATCACCCTGAATCATCTTTGATTGATTTAGACAGAGTATCACACATTATTGATGATATATGGTGGGATGATAACGTTCTTATGGGTAAACTAAGGTTATTAACAACACCAGGTTTCCATGAAAGAGGTATTGTATCATCTAAGGGTGATGTAGCGGCAAACTTAATGAGACAAGGTGTTACGATGGGGGTATCTTCACGTGGTGTAGGTTCTTTAGCTAAAAAGGGAGAACACAATGAAGTTCAAAATGATTATGAAATGATTTGTTTTGACTTGGTTATGAATCCATCTACACCCGGCGCTTATCTATTCCTTAATAAGGATGACCGTCACAAATACGATGAAAATCTTGAAGAAGAAAAAAAATCAAAAGAAGATGGAAGAATTGATGGTGGTTTAGGTAAATCGCTTGACTTAATGGGAAAATTGAACGATTTTTTGGGATATAGATAAAATTATTATTATGGACGAAAAATATTTTGTAGCAAAAATTCAGTACGACTTGATTGATGAAAACTCAGGAAAAATCAAAAAAGTTAGAGAAGAAAAATTAGTTAAAGGTTACAGTGTAACAGATGTTGAA